CTAAATGATACGATTTATGGCACTTTAGACTATAATGTCCTAAGTTACTAGGGAGTACAAATGGCAGCAGGATTAGGTTTTAAGGACTTTGTTACAGGCGAGGTATTAACCGCAGCCGACGTCGATGGTTATTTAATGCAAGGTATCTGGGTCTTTGCCAGTGCCGCTGCTAGAGATGCAGCTGTAACCTCACCACAAGAAGGTAACTTTGCTTATCTTAAAGATACAAACGTAACAACATATTACACTGGCAGTGCCTGGGCTAATTTAGATACAACTGGCATGACTAACCCAATGACTACTACAGGCGATATTATTTATTCATCACCAGGATCCACACCAGTTAGACTTGGAATTGGTAGCACTGGAAATGTGCTAACTGTCGCATCAGGTGTGCCAAGTTGGTCTGCGCCCGCAAGTGCTGGTGCATCTTACGCAGTTTTTGCAGATGAAAAAACATCAGGAACTAATGGTGGCACTGCAACAAATGGTGCGTGGCGAACTAGAGATTTAAATACTACTAGAGTAAACGGAATAACTAGCGCATCTTTAGCAAGTAATCAAATAACTTTACCTGCTGGTACTTATCAAATTCAGGCTTTTGCGCCTAGCATAGAGTCAAGTAGTTCACAAACAAGATTTTACAATATAACAGATTCTTCAGTTGCAATATTAGGTACAAGTAATTATATGGCAAGCGCTGGTGGTATTACTACTCTGGGTGGTTCAGTTGTCATTACTGGTACTAAAGTTTTTGAATTACAGCACAGAGTTGGCGTTACAGTTGCAAGTAATGGATTTGGTCTTGCTACAAGTTGGGGAACAGAATCTTACTCATACGTAATAATTGCAAAGGTGGCTTAATATGATAGATGTAGCACTGGGAATTCAAGCAGTCGTACCAACTGCAGAATACTTTGGTAGCACTACTGACAATACCAAAGAGTGTTTTGATAATCTTAATTGGCAAGATGCAAGACCTAAGCCAACTTGGAAAGAAGTACAAGATGGTTATGCACAAGCACAAGCCGATGCTCAAGCAAAAGCAACTGCTAAGGCAGCACTATTAGATCGCCTTGGCATTACAGCTGAGGAAGCTGCTTTACTTCTTTCATCATGAAGCCATGGCTTTGCGCAGCTGGTACACAGTTAAGAGACCAGGTTGATTTGTGGTTCAGTGATCGTCGGACTACCAGTGATGGATGGCTGGGCGACGCTCGTCATGCCAAAAAGGGAAATGCCTCCGATCATAATCCAGACACAAATGGGTGTGTACGAGCCATTGATATTGATTCTCGCTTGGATTCATCCGAGGGGCTCTCAATATATCTGGCTGACCAGATCAGAGAATGCGCTAAATCCGATAAACGCATATCTTACGTAATACATAATGGCATGATCGCTAGCAAAATATTTAGATTTAAATGGCGAAAATATAACGGATTCAATAAACACTTAAAACATGTTCATGTTAGTTTTACAAAGTTAGGCGATAAAGATAGCAAGCCGTTTGATATACCACTACTAGGGGGTAACTTATGAAGATCAGCAAGAAACAAAAAGCAATACTTAAATCCTACGCACGTGGCGTATTAGTGTCATTCTTGACATTCTTGGCTAGTAATGAGCTAGGACTAGATCCAGTTATATCAGTGGTAGTGGCCGCACTTGCAGGCCCAGCGGCTAGGGCTTTAGATGCATCAGATTCCGTTTATGGCATCGGTGCAGATGAAGCATGAGCCTTAACGAGTGGGTCGCATTAGCCGTTGGCGTAAGCGCATTAGTAACGAGTGGATTGGTTTGTCTACGCTGGGTTATTAAATCTTATTTAACAGAGCTTAAACCTAATAGTGGGTCAAGTTTGTATGATGCTATTTCTCGTATTGACGAAAAAAGCACCAGACTAGAGCAGCGTGTTGATGATCTATATTCTCTAATAGTTAAGAGACAATAAACACATGGCTGATACAAGACGTAAACGAAAGAAGATTAATAGGCGCGTGGTGCGTAAATCACCTGAGCCATTAACTAAATTAGAAGTGTTTTATATCGCCAAGCATGAAATGTTTAGAGCTGCACGTAAAGCTGGATTTTCAGAAAGTGTTGCACTCTATTTAATGGATAGCCCATCCTCTATGCCCGACTGGGTAGTAGGCGAAGACGGCATTATCCCAAGTATTCCTACTCCAGACGAGGATGAAGATTAAGCGCATAGCGTTTGTGTCTGACCTGCAAGTACCTTTTTTTAGTGAAGCTAGTGTTAAATCCGTAGGGCGTTTTCTAGGTAAATGGAAACCTCATCGGACTATTTGTATTGGTGATGAAATTGATTTACCACAATTGGGCGGTTTTAATGCAGGAACTATTGATGAAATGGTGGGCAACATCAATGATGATAGGACACAGACTCAGGAAGTATTAAGTTACTTAGGAGTAACAGACGTACTAGGAAGCAACCATGGAATCAGACTTTACAAATCAATTAAAAAAAGACTTCCCTCATTCCTCAATTTACCCGAAATGCAGTATGAGCGTTTTATGGGATATGATAAATTGCAAATCAAATTCTACCCTTACGGACTTGACTGGGCTCCAGGCTGGACAGCGGTTCATGGAGACGCTTTCCCTCTTAGCCAAATTCCTGGACAAACGGCCTTAAATGGGGCTAGGAGGCTAGGAAAAAGCGTAGTGTGTGGGCATACCCATAGATTAGGCTCCGCGGCCTTTACAGAGGCTTCTAGGGGCCAATTAGGGCGTACTGTATGGGGCTATGAAGTCGGCAATTTGGTCGATCTAAGTAGTTCAGGCATGGCGTATACTAGAGGTTATGCAAACTGGCAGCAAGGCTTTGCTGTTGCCTACGTTCACGAGCGTAAAGTGTCGGTCATTACAGTACCGATTAATTCAGACGGTAGCTTCATTTTTGAGGGTAAACTGTACAAATAACGTTACCAAATCGTTATCAAAAATAGTTAATAAATCATCCACAAAGTCGTACACACGTGCGACACTATTGCTATGCCACAGAGCGTGGTACAGAAAGTAGGGCTATATGAAGATCGAGTTACAAATTAACGCTACAGATTTTGAGCGTTTATGGGTTAATTCTATGCAGTGGCGTGGTCAAGATTGGGAAAAGCAGGCAGATCGCTTTGATCCTATGCCAGTATTTACTTGGAAATTTGCATACTGGTTTGATGATTATGCATCACTAAAAATTGCACAGGCATTTTTAAATGGTATTGGTGGCATACGTGGCTTATCAGAAGCTCACAGCGATGATGCTGGTGGCTGGGTATTGCTAACTAATTATGTAAGTCCATGCTGGCTACAAAATCAGCAAGTGGCGGTGAACGCATGATAGAGACAACAGCACCATGGATAGTGCTTTATAGCGTCTTGGGTTATTTAATTGCTTGGGGCGTTTATGAAACAATTAAAGATAATGCATTCCAGTCGGGTTATTGGAAAGGCCGTAAAGACGGCTACGACATGCACAGACGTATAAGCGATAGCAAAACTAATGCCGACAACAACTGAGGCGTTTTTTGCAACCGCAACTAAACTCATCCACGAGCGCGGCACAGTTTACGGACATCCGCTTCACAACATGGAACGGATTTCAAAGCTTGTCAGTTCGTATATTGATTACCCACTCATGCCACACGACATATGTATTATTAATATCTTACAGAAGATCAGTCGTCTGCAAGAATCACCTGGTCACCTCGACAGTCTTATCGACATCGCTGCATACACCGCACTTTACAAGACAGTCTACGATGCAGAGATCGACAACTCAGACGATTGGAAAGACTAATGGCATTTAACTTAGATGATTACACCACGGTTCAAGAAAGATCAAATATATTCTGGGAAAGGTACCCAAATGGAGCAGTACGAACGAGGATTGTCTCGGAGTCAGACACTAGAGTCATTGTTGTTTGTGAATTATTTAGGGACAACGCTGACGAAAAACCATTCGCAACAGGTGAGGCGAAAGAAGTCATATCAGATCGTGGGGTTAATCGTGACTTTGCGCTTGAAAATTGTGCGACTTCGGCTCGAGGAGTTGCTTTTAAAGTGGCTAATATCGGTACTGAAAAGAATGGACCTAGTCGAGAAGAGATGGTTAGAGTTAAAGAAAAACAAGCTGTAGCACAAAGCTTTTCAGTAGATCGCACAGATCCTTTGCCTATAAGTAATGAGGACTGGGTTAAAGCTGCAAGTGTGACACCACCTAAAGCGCCACCCGCATGCTGTGCTAAAGGCAATAATTTAGTAACGGGAGTATCCAAGACCAACGGGAAACCGTATTACGGGTACTTGTGTTTAGATCGTATCAAAGAGCATGCGATTTGGGCCAAGCAAGATGCCAGCGGTAATTGGTTCTTTCCACAAGGAAAGGAGGAGTAATGGGATTTATTGAAGTAAGAAACGGTTCAGGCTTTACATTACGCATGGAAAACGATAAAGAAAGCCTAAACCTAAGTACCGATAGATGTGTATCGTGTAATGATGACAGGTTATTACATGATGGAC